ATGCCAGAACCCGCCTGTTGTCAATTGATCGCGTACTGCCTTGTCAGCAAATGGGCCTTTGTTTTTCTCACTCATTATTGTTCTCCTCATAAGCATTAACGATATCCAAAGCTGTTTCCCGTAGGCTTGCATCGCCCTTGGTAAGCACTTCAATCAGCAGTCTCTTCTCTGCCATGTAGATAGGGGCGAAGCTACCTCCGTAAGTAATGATGCTCTTGGAGTTATCTATCAGATCAGCCAGCTTAATGGTCTGCACTTGACTACTTTGTCCAGCCAAATGATCCCTATCCATTTTCTTACGTGTTGCACGGTTACCATCGGACAGCACGCTTACGTCTGTCATACCCAACACATACTCTGCTATCTCAGTCCTAAAACCTGCCTCGAATATGTCCTCATAAGTTATGTCAGTGTCCTCAATAACATCATGAAGGAACGCAGCACTGATTATGTTGCAGTCATAGGTCACTGACGCGACCATCTTGGCAACGGCTATCGGATGAACTATGTACGGTTCACCCGTGTACTTACGCTTCTGATCCCCGTGCGCTTCTGTCGCATATCGACAGGCAAAGTCAATCAACGCCTGAGATCGTTTACTTACTATCCCGTGGTGGCGGGGTTTTGTTATTCCATGTTCACCCATTATTGTTTTTATCATCCCGTACATTGTCGTTCTCCTGTTTGTTATGCCATAGCATTGTTATGCCATGGCATAACATTGTGTTAACTATTTCCACACTGTTGATGTGAACAGGTGCCGAAGGCAATGAGGGTACCGCAGAATTGACAGGTACGGGCTTCACTCTCGGTCATACCATGTGTTCGCACGAGTACATAGACTTGTTGCTCAGGGGTTAACGCTTTGAACGGGGCTTTGTGGATAGACCAGTAGTCAATCGCAGACCGCAGCTCACGGTGAGTTGTGGTACTACTCCATGCGGTGAGTTGTGGCTGGGGGTACGAAGTTACCTGATCGTTGTAGTCTACGCGCTCAGGGGATTGGTTAGTGGCACGACGATCTGCAGGACTCGTTGTGGTAGGGGTAAATATTAGATCACTATAAACTCGTTGCTTTTTCTTGTTCGTGTTCATGTTCATTCTCCTTAACTAAACTTACATTATGTTATGCCATGGCATAACAAGTGGTGTATGGCGCTATTTTTTAACACCTACGGTGTTATTATAGCATGTTTAGCATAACAAGTCAAGCATACCTAGAGGTTATTTTGGTAGGTATTAAACCCTATAGGTGTGTAAACCTAGTGTAACTGTGTAACGGTGAATTAGGTAGAACTACGTAGGTACGCAGGAAGATGCGCTAGTATAGGCGCAACGGCGTTTAGGTAGGGCTACGTAGTAATGCAAGAGGATGCGCTAGTCTGCCTACACTGACGAGCGAAGTATGGTGCAGGTGGATTGGCTAAGCGGTAGGCTGAATCAGTTTTGTACCTACTGTTCCACGGCGCGAAAGTGGGGGTGTTGGCTAAGCGGTAGGCTGGATCAGCTTTGTGTCAATGTTCCATTCGTTCCGGCCTAGAAAGGCAAAGTCAGGGGTGGAGGGTATTTTCGTGTGGAACACTACAAAAAGGAAAAAAGAGACGCGGTTTACCCCCCCAAGCCTCTTACTGTTCCATGTGGAACAATAGGGTTACTTACATATTGATTTAGATATATATAATAAGGGCTGCATATTTTGGAACACTTCTACTAACCGAGGGTTTACTAACATCCCGATAGGTTTACATATTTTTACCTACCATTATTCTGTTCCATAGAGGGTACCCTCCCAATAGAACAGTTGGAACAGTACCGTAGGAATGCGGTCTGTAGCCCTCCTGCAGCTACCTCAAATTCGCTGCATCCTGCATCCCCACTGCTTTGTCCGGCTTGTCACAGTCCATGATACGCAACGCGTTAGATCACTGGTATCTGTGGTTACTGTAAGATGTTATGCCATGGCATAACAAAACTGCCGACCTAGTTGCGCGATTGCGCTAATTATGGCTGTTCCCCAAACCTCTATGGCTGTCACGGGGGGGATTGGTATTATACTCCTTGACCTAAGTGGTTATGCTAAGTAGTAAGAGGACATAGTGCTATATTTTGGTGAATAAAAAGCTGGAATTTGCGTCACAACCGTCACATCGTCACGCTCGTCACATCGTCTAATACGCAACGCGTTGGGTAACTGGCATCTGTGGTTACTGTAATATGTTATGCCATGGCATAACAATAGGTAGGGGCGGCGTGTCTAATACGCAACGCGTTGGGTAACTGGCATCTACGGGCAAAAAAAAGCCCCACTCTCTGTTAGGAGAGCAGGGCTGATGGAACTACTTACACTTGATTACTCCAGTTCACCACAGAAAGTACACTGGAATACACGGTTATCATAAGCATCCTGATAATCATGATCACATCCGGCGGTTGATTTAACTCTAACGAAGAGAAAATCCTGTAGTTTGCGATAACGGATCTTCACATCGAGTCCGTCGCGGATACTGCAGTACTTACCATTCCATTGGTTTGACATGTCGGAAATAATAAAATCCTTTCCGTCATTCCAATCCTTTAGAACCTCTGCAGCGGTTGCGTAATCCCTGCCATAAGCGGGAATTACAATAGTACTTTGTACATCCATACATCGTGCTCCTATTTTAATGGTGTTATGCCATGGCATAACATTGGATCTGCCATAAGATGACAGGGTAAAACATACTGAAAAGACGGCTCTTACGAACCGCCGATTCACTAGGTTCTACCTCCTATGCTTACTTATGCGCCTATGCCCTTTAGTAAAGTGATACCTATCATCCTTTGATACGTGCCTGAATGGTGTACCTTTTCGAAGTGATCGGGTGCTGATCACTATCCCATCCACAATTACATCTTCTGTTCTTTTGGTTCTCATAAACTCGTGCTCCTATTTTGAGGTTCTGCCATTGGCAGATTGGAAGGTGCTAGATTCAGCACCTTCTAAACTGGCAACATACAAAAAAATGGGGGCTTTTCAGCCCCCATAAGTGGTACAAGTCTAGTCGATAAATCCATCAGACTCTTCAGACTCTTCAGTCTTTTCAGCCGCTGCCTTACGCATAATAGCTAAGGTACCTTTCACGGCAACAAGTTGCTCCACCAGCGTGTCGATGTTTTCCTTCGAATGCGCTGGAATCTCTGCAGCGTGCATCTGGTTAGCTACGGTCTCCAACTTAGTGAAGGCCTCATCGCAACGTTTAAGATCTTCACCTTTCACGCCAGACTTGCCAACATTCGGATCAGACTTGATAGCATCTGCCTTCTCAGCTTGCTTGATCGCTTTGGTGATGTACTTCTTGTCACCTCTAGCATACGCAGCGCGCATGAGACCTTTGTCGATCTTATCCATGCGTGAACTAACCGCTTGAGCAGTACTGCGCTTAAGCTTAGCTACGCCTACAGCATCAGTCACATCAGGATTAATCGCTTGTGCAAGCTTCAAAGCCTTTTCAGGATTCAATTTCACATCAAGCAAGTACAGTTCCTGCCTGCCTATCAACTTGGCAGCGAATGCTTTGTTAGCCGTCCATTGCGTTACTCCACAGGATGACTCAGGGTTATTGACTTTCACGCCAACATCAGAGCCAAATGGCTTGATAGTCGGGCATTTCCAGTCGCTAGGACGCACGTCGTACTTAACGTACAGTGTCTCATAACCAGTCTCGACGGATTTCTCGTCTTTATTAATGGCTACAAGTACCTTTTCAACCGCTTGGCGATCGTCTTTCTGTATTAAAGTTTTCATATTGAAACCTCTTTTACTTAGGAATGTTATGCCATGGCATAACAACGTATGCCGCATACTGCGCGACATGGTTGTATTTTACTACGTTTGCGCACATTCGCCTAGTAATCGGGCATTTACTTGTATCTGGTAATGACCCACCCCGGTGGTACGCCCCCCTGTGGATAAAAAAGGTGGGGTGGTCTAGTATTACTAATACGCGCCAATAAATAGCGTTTTTTTGGTTTCCATAAAAATTTTTATGGAAGAAAAAATTTTTATGGAAGAAAAAATTTTTTTGTTTACTATTAGCGCATACCAACAGGAGTCACTGTTGAGCAATTCTGGCAAGCACTTTATTATTCTAGAACCCGAGATTGGGGTGCCCTTTTCTCCAAACGTCCCTTATGTGGATCTACGGAAACGCGCCCTTGCCGCTTGCGCGACCGCTGAACAACTGCGGCAGGTAGCGCCCCTAGATGACGCACCATATGCCAAGCTCACAGTGGCAGAGGCCGAAACAGCCGCAGCCCTGACGCTGGCCTATGCTGAAGATCCCGTGGCTACCTCGAAACAAACCACTGCCATTGCCGACCTGACCCCTGCATCATTAGTAATGACCGGGAAGATTCTTGCAGAGTTTGGGCAGGCCGTAGCCAAAAATGCTGTGCAGATACGCCATCTCGTCACCAATAAACTCCTGCTGGAGTCCGATGGCCCTGATGCTCGCCTCCGGTTACGCGCCTTGGAGCTGCTCGGTAAGATCACCGATGTCGCCTTGTTTACTGAGAAATCTGAGATCACCGTGACCCATAAAAGTACCTCTGAACTGCGTGCTCAACTGCGGGGTAAGTTAGAGAAACTCGTTAACCCAGAATCTGATTTAACATCTGAAGCAGAGTTCACGCCGATAGACATAGACGCAGAACTGGGTACATCCCGCTATAGTGGGGACTCCAAGTGAATAGCGCAGTTTCCGCCCATTCTGGCAGGTCCAGCGGGAGAGCCTCCGGCGTGGCCTTAATACAGCCAAAAGATTTCTCTGAGCAGGATATTGCCCTGCTGCTCCAGAACGTCGATACGATGGACGCGGCAGAGCTGGATGAGCTGGATGGGATCATTGACGAGCTGGACACCCGCAGTAAAAACAATGCTGCCTATGATGACCTGATTGAGTTCTGCAAACTGATGCAGGACGACTACATAGTAGGCAAACACCACCGCATCATGTCACGCTTGTTAATGGCGATAGAATCCGGTGATAAGGACAGGGTCTGCGTTAACATCCCGCCACGCCACGGCAAGTCGCAGATCAACTCTATCTTCTATCCTGCATGGTTCTTGGGTAGAAACCCTCGCCTGAAAGTCATGATGGTGTCCCACACCACAGACCTAGCGGTGGACTTTGGACGTAAAGTGCGCAACCTGATTGCCTCCCCCGCCTACAAAAAGATATTCCCGTTGGTGTCGCTGGCACCGGACTCCAAGTCAGCGGGGCGCTGGAATACCAACCACGGAGGTGAGTACTACGCCTGCGGCATAGGCTCCTCTATCGCTGGACGGGGCGCTGATTTGTTGATCATTGATGACGCGCACTCTGAGCAGGATGTGCTTAATGGCAACTTTGATGTGTTTGCCAAAGCCTATGAGTGGTTTACCTACGGCGCACGCCCCCGCCTGATGCCCGGAGGCCGCGTAGCGATCATAGCGACCCGCTGGCATTTGGATGATCTGACAGGTCGAGTGATCCGAGACATGGCAACCAATCCGTTGGCTGACCAGTATGATGTGATTGAGTTTCCCGCCATTGTTGAAGTCGAGGATAAGGCCACGGGCAAACTAAGTCAGAAGGCATTATGGCCTGAGTTCTTTGACCTTGATGCCCTGCTGCGTACCAAGGCATCCATGCCGCAGTTCCAGTGGAACGCCCAGTACCAGCAAGACCCCACCGCAGAAGAAGCGGCACTGATTAAACGGGATTGGTGGCGACAGTGGACACGCGAGGAACCGCCCGAGTGTGAGGCTATCATCATGTCCCTTGACTCGGCAGCGGAGACTCATAACCGTGCTGACTACACGGCCCTGACCACATGGGGAGTGTTTAATAATGAGCAGGAGGACGCGCACCACATTATCCTGCTTAACAGTATCAAGGACAGGTACGAGTTTCCTGAGCTGAAGGCGATGTGTCTGCAGCAATATGATAAGTGGCAACCGGACTCGTTTATCGTTGAGAAGAAATCATCCGGGGTAGCGGTGTATCAAGAGATGCGCCGGATGGGTATTCCTGTTAGTGAGTACACACCTCATCGGGGGTCTGGGGATAAGACTGCTAGACTTAATTCTGTATCCGACATAGTATCGTCAGGCATGGTGTGGGTACCACAGACTCGCTGGGCAGAAGAACTCGTTGAAGAGGTGGCTGGCTTTCCGTTTGCGAGCCATGATGACCTAGTTGATAGCACAGTGATGGCACTGATGCGGTTCCGACAAGGTGGCTTCATCAGATTGCCTAGCGACTTAAAAGATGAGACCCGTTACTTCAAGGGTAACCGCCACCAAAGGTTCTACTAACAACGTAACCACAAAGGAGAGAGTGATGCCTTCTAAATCAAAACGCTTAGATAAAGACTTAGATAAAGACTTAGATAAAGACTTAGATAAATTTATGCGCGAGTTGGCTGCGACCAAGAAAGCAAAATATGCCAATGCACCAATAAGTGCAGAAAATCGTATGCTTGCGGAAGAAGACCGGGGCGAGCGGGTAGAACGGTCTAATGCTACGTCAGGTATGAAGCACGGTGGCAAAGTTAAGGGCCACGCCAGAAGCTACAAGTCAGGGGGTAAAGTCCGTGGTTGTGGTATTGCTCAAAAAGGCACACGTAAAGCTAAGATGCTATAGGTAACCAAGGGCATTTAATCATGGCAATAGAAGGGATAGCCTCACTCGTTCCAACTAACGTGCGTACCTTCGTAAAAAATCTGATGGCTGATAATAACAGCGACGAGAGTCTGCTGACCGCAGATGACTTTACCGCAGAAGAAATCAACGAGATATACCGCCAGATAGACGCGCAAAACGCTATAAATAGCGTTGACGAACAAGATTTTATAACCCGTAGGGATTATAGGCGTGAAATAGTTGAGAGGAATTCCACCCCGGAAGCGCAAGCAAAAAGACTTACTCGCTACGCTACCCTCCCCCAAGAGGAACCAGCGTTTTGGTCGAACCATGCTATAACTACTGACGGTATCATTAAAGAGGATACAAAATTTTTCGATTCCCCTGAAGCTGAACTTGCAGAATACAACGCGACAATACAGAGGCACTTAGATGATGCAGAGGAATTGGTGGATTCGTATAGTAAAAATAGAAATAGAACATCTATTACGTACCCCGGCGAATTAGTACCTGAAGGAGAATCAAACCCATACACTGATACTGATTCCGGCTTCATAACCACAGTTATGCAATCGTTTAATTCCCCTGCATACAATATATCCACCACATTAGGGAGATATACAGCACATAAAAATGAAGATGACACAGTGACAATAAAAGATACGTACAATTGGGGGCGACAGGGAGAGTACGAGCTATCACTTGATATGTTTTCGTTCATGCTCAGGAATATCACTGATCCAGTAGCGTTTGGCGACATCTTTATGCGATCTATTCTAGGAAAAGGTAAGCAAAGCACAATCGAGTTTGATCTCCCCCCTAGACAGACCATCACCACTGCAATGCCCGAAGGATATAGTGTCGGTGGGCGTGTAAGGTTAATTTAAGAGGATTTTATGGCAATAGATAAAACACTCAACCCCCTGCCTTCCGGTATTGACGTAGATGCACTAGATTCTGACGAACTAGAAGGTATGGACGAGCAAATGGAAGTATTAATGCTGTCTGATGAGGAGATGGAGGCCAACACTGAGTTGTTAGAGGACGGTAGTGTTGAGATTACCTTGATTGGTGGCACTGACACGGAACAGTACATCCCCTTCGATGCCAACTTAGTAGAGCATCTTGAGGAAGAAGAGCTTACCAGCATAGCAACTGATCTGATCGAGATGATTGGCAGCGACATTAGTAGCCGCAAAGAGTGGGCTGATACCTTTGTACAGGGGCTGGATGTGCTCGGGCTTAAATATGAGACTCGTAGTGACCCGTGGGAAGGTGCCTGCGGCACGTTCTCATCCGTGTTATCTGAGGCTGCTATCCGTTTCCAAGCAGAAACAATGTCAGAAACCTTCCCTGCTGCTGGGCCTGTAAAAACCAAGATAGTGGGTGAGGAAACAAGGGACAAGATCGACGCTGCTGAACGTGTTAGGGCAGACATGAACTACGAGCTGACCGAACAGATGGTTGAGTATCGGCCTGAGCATGAACGCATGCTCTACAGCCTTGGTCTGGCGGGGTCAGCCTTTAAGAAAGTCTATGAAGATCCTACCCTTGGACGACAAACCGCTGTTTTTGTCCCCGCAGAGGACATTATTGTCCCCTATGGTGCCTCCCATATTGAAACTGCAGAGCGTGTTACCCACGTTATGCGTAAAACCAAGAACGAATTACGCAAGTTACAGGTCAGTGGCTTCTACATTGATGAGGAATTGGAAGAACCTGCCCCCTATCACTCAGATATTGAAGAGCGGAAGGCTGAAGAAGAGGGTATAGAGCTTAACGAAGATGATCGCTATGCCCTGTATGAGATACATGCTAACTACATTATCGAAGGATTGGATGATAGTACGGATGATATTGCTGTACCTTACGTTATTACCATAGATAGAAGCTCTGAAAAAGTACTGGCGGTGTACCGGAACTGGGACGAAGAGGACGAATTACGCAAAAAACGCCAACATTTCGTGCATTACGTCTATGTACCGGGGTTTGGCTTCTATGGTTTAGGGCTTATTCACATCATTGGTGGCTATGCGCGTACTGGAACCTCCCTAATACGCCAACTTGTAGACGCTGGTACGCTGGCAAACCTCCCCGGAGGGCTTAAAACACGCGGGTTACGCATCAAAAACGACGATGAGTCCATCAATCCGGGTGAATTTAAGGATGTAGATGTCCCATCGGGCAGTATTAGGGACAATATCATGGCATTGCCCTATAAAGAGCCTAGTCAGACGTTATTGCAACTATTAGATAAGATAACGACTGAAGGTAGGCGTTTAGGGGCTATTAGCGACATGAACATCTCTGATATGTCGGCAAATGCCCCCGTGGGGACTACTTTAGCCCTGTTAGAGCGCACATTGAAGCCAATGGCGGCGGTACAGGCGCGGGTTCACTACGCCATGAAGATGGAGTTCAAGCTCCTCAAGAAAATAATGGCGACATTTGCCCCTGCAGAGTACGGATATGCCCCAAATAGGGGCGAAATCAGTGCTAAAGACACCGATTATGACATGGTTGAGATCATCCCGGTCAGTGATCCCAATAGCTCCACAATGGCCCAGCGGGTCATTCAGTACCAAACAGCCATGCAAATGGCTAAAGATGCCCCCCATATCTATGACCAACGCGTACTGCATCGGCAGATGTTGGAAGTTATTGCCATCCCCAACGCGGATAAGATCGTGCCCATACCAGAGGATATGGCTCCTGTAGATCCTATCAGTGAAAACATGAATGCCTTGGTGGGTAAGCCGATGAAAGCGTTTATATATCAAGACAATGAGGCACATATAGCAACACATACTTCGTTTATGCAAGATCCGTCAATCATGCAGATCATTGGGCAGAACCCTATGGCAAATCAGATTATGGCGGCTATGCACGCTCACGTTGCTGAGCATCTCGGGTTTGTCTACCGCAAGAAGATTGAAGAGAAGTTAGGCGCTACCATGCCACCCCCAGATAGTCGGTTACCAGAAGAAGTTGAGGTAACCCTGTCACAACTCGTCGCTTCTGCCGGACAGCAGCTTACGCAGCAAAATAAACAGCAGGCAGCACAGCAACAAGCACAAGAAAAAGCCAAAGATCCTGTTATCCAAATGAATCAGGCTAAACAGCAAACAGCCGAAGCTGAAGTACAGCGCAAGGCTGCTAAAGATCAGGCTGATATTGGACTGAAGACCCGTGAGCAAGATCGCAAAGAGCTGAAAGATAAGGCCGATGCGCTGATTGACGGTAAAGAGCTGGAGCTGCAAGAGTTGAAAGCTAAAGCCGATGCGCTGATTGACGGTAAAGAGCTGGAGCTGAAAGAGCAGGAACTGGCAGTAAAAGCGCGGTCGCACGGGCACAGCCAGCAATTAGATAAGGCTAAACACAATTCCGGGCTTGAGATTAAAGCGCAGGAATTAGCAAAGGGTGATGAGTAATGCCTACTACGGTATTTGATGTCCTACGTAAAAACATTAATCTCCAGATTAAGGATGCAACAGGATTACTTATTGGCGGTGGGGTCAAAGACTTCACTCAATATAAGGATACAACAGGGTTTATTCGAGGTCTAAACTCTTGCTTACGTGAAATTGATGACCTCTCGCGGAATCTAGAAGGATATGAAGATGATAACTGAGCAATTGGAGCTATTCCAAGACCACCCCGAGCCAGAATATGATGTAAATGAGTGTTTACCTAGACCTATAGGGTATAGGATATTAATTGCCCTGCCCAAGGTGGATGAGACTTTTGGCGATACTGGGTTAATAAAATCGACAAAAACAGTTCATGAAGAACATATTATGTCTATCGTGGGGTTGGTTGTTGAGCTTGGTGAGCAGTGTTATAAAGATCCAGAGAAGTTCCCTACTGGCCCTTGGTGTGAAGCAGGGGATTATGTGATGTTCCGCGCTAATAGCGGTACACGGTTTAAGTTTGGGGGGCTTGAGTATCGTTTGATGAACGATGATTCCGTTGAAGCCATCGTACCTGATCCTAAAGCCATCAGCAGAGTCTAGGAGGATTTATGCCATTTCAAAAAGTAGAGTTTGAGTTCCCTGAAGGCGAAGCCGCCGACGAAGGTACAGTAGAGCATACGACAATCGACGTTGAGGATACTGATGCAGTCAATATTGAAGAACTGGATATTGATGAAGCGCCTGTAGTTGAGGAAGAGGCAGAGGAAGAGGAGGAAGAAGTTGAGGTTGAGATTGTTGACGATATTCCTCCTGCAGATAGAGGGAAGGTACCCGCTACCCCTCCAGAAGATATTACTGAGGATGAGCTGGAGAACTATTCAGCTAAAGTACGTAACAGAATAAAGCACTTCAGTAAGGGTTATCACGACGAGCGCAGGGCTAAGGAACAGGCTGTTCGTGAGACGGTAGAGCTGCAGTCCATTGTCCAAAACCTGATGAATGAGAACACCGGACTGAAGTCTACGGTGGAGAAAGACCGTGAAGCCCTTGTTGCCCAAGCCCGAGCCACATTAAATAATGATGAGAAAAAAGCTAGGGTAAATTACAAAGAAGCCTATGAGGAAGGTGACCCTGATAGGTTACTTGCAGCCCAAGAAGAACTGACTGAGACAAAGCTGACCAAGCAGCGTCTGGAGTCTCTTGTAGCCACTCCTGTACAATCTAATCCAAATGTAGTACAACAACCGCAACAGGCAGCAATGCCACCGAGGGCAAAGCCCGATGCAAAGGCGTTGGATTGGCAAGGAGAAAATTCTTGGTTCGGACATGAAGATCACGAACCAGAAACTGCCTTTGCTATCGGCATACATAAAAAAATGGTGGAACGTGAAGGCATTTCCCCAGAAACTGATGATTACTACTCGCGCCTTAATGCGAGTATGCATGATAAATTCCCGGAATTATTCGGGAACACCTTAGAAACTGGAAGAGGTAATAGAAGGACAACAAGTAATGTAGTTGCACCCGCTACGCGGAGCATGTCAGCTAAGAAAATTAAATTGACACCAACTCAGTACGCGTTATCCAAAAGACTAGGACTTACTCCAGCACAATACGCTAAGCAAGCTGCATTAGACATGAGGAAACAAAATGGCTGAAAACAGAATCAAACGAGAAGCCGAAGCACGAGATACAACAGAGCGAGCAAAACAGTGGGTACCTCCTGAAATGTTGGAGTCCCCGCCGCCTGAAGAAGGATATGTATTTCGTTGGGTTCGTGTTGCTAATAGAGGTGTGACTGATGCCACTAATGTTTCTTCAAAATTAAGAGAAGGTTGGGAACCGGTAAAGGCTAGTGATTACCCTGATATTTTTCTTGTAGATATTGAGAACGAAAGGTTCAAGGACAATATTGTTCGGGGTGGGTTACTGCTTTGTAAAGTGCCAAAAGAAATAACTGATCAACGTAATGCTTATTACGAGAATCAGGCTAATTCTCAGATGGCCTCGGTAGATAACAACCTTATGCGGGAAAGTGACCCAAGAATGCCAATCTTTAATGAGCGGAGTTCTAAAGTCACTTTCGGTAACGGAAACTAAATTATTGGACATTAGGAGCTAAAATGGCTTATCCAACAGTTGCAGGCCCATATGGGCTAGTTCCGGTGAAACTTCTAAGTGGTGTTCCTTATGTAGGTACAGTACGTCACTACAGTATTGCTAGTGCGTATAATACAAACATTTTTAACGGGGACGCTGTTGCGATTGTAACCGGAGGCACGGTGGCTCGTGACGCAGCAGATGCTGCTATGACGCCAATCGGCATTTTTATGGGGTGTAGTTATACAGACCCCGGATCGAACCAAAAAGTATTTAAACAGTATTTCCCCGCCAACACTGCCGCAAGCGACATTACTGCTTACGTGGTAGACAACACAGAGGTGCTATTTAAAGTAGCAATTGTTTCTGGTACTACTGTGATTGGATCAATGGCAATTACTGACATCGGGGCCAATGGTCAACTTGTGGACAATACTGGTGATACTATCACTGGTAATTCAAAGGTTGGTTTATTGGAAACTTCAGCCACGACCAACACATTTCCAGTGCGTATCGTAGAACTAGTAGAGGAAACTAAAAATTCTTCTGGTGGTTATACTGAAGCGCTGGTGAAGTGGAATGCTGGTCATCAATTTAACGCTGTCTTAGGCGTATAAGGAGTCACGTAAATGGCTATTTCAAGAGCACAATTACTTAAAGAACTCCTACCCGGACTTAATGCGTTATTTGGGCTGGAGTACAAAAAGTACGCTGAAGAACATACGATGATTTTTGAAACAGAATCTTCTGATCGTTCTTTTGAAGAAGAAACGAAACTGTCAGGTTTCAGTGCAGCCCCTGTTAAAGACGAGGGCGCAGGTATTGAATATGATACCGCACAGGAAGCATGGACAGCGCGTTACAATCACGAGACTATTGCGATGGGCTTCGCTGTTACAGAGGAAGCTATCGAAGATAACTTGTACGACTCTCTGTCGGCTCGTTATACCAAAAGTCTTGCACGGGCTATGGCGTACACTAAGCAGGTTAAGGCAGCAGCTATCCTTAATTCCGCTTTTGCTACGACTACCTACGGTGATGGGCAGACGCTGTGTTCTACAGCTCACCCGCTTGTATCAGGTGGTACTAACTCTAACAGGCCAACAACTGCGGCTGACCTCAACGAAACTTCACTTGAAGCGGCATGTATTGCCATTTCTCAGTGGACGGACGAGCGTGGTTTGTTGATCGCAGCTAAGCCTAAGAAGTTATGTATCCCTTCTAACCTTCAGTTTGTGGTAACGCGTTTGCTTGAAACTGATCAGCGGGTTGGTACAGCAGATAACGATATTAATGCTATTCGTAACAACGGAACTATTCCGGGTGGTTACGGTGTTAATCATTATCTGACTGATACAGATTCATGGTTCCTAACTACGGATGTTCCTAACGGACTCAAGCACTTCAAGCGAGTAGCATTGTCTACTTCTATGGATGCTGATTTCGATACTGGTAACAGTCGTTATAAGGCGCGAGAACGATACAGCTTTGGTGTATCTGATCCGCTTGGCCTTTATGGTTCGCCGGGAGCGTAAAGCATTAAGGGAGGTCTTTGGGCCTCCCTTAATTTATCCTGACAGTCCATAATGGACTGACTTAACCCAGACAGGAGATTTACATGGGTACTTCTACATTTTCAGGTCCGTTAAAGGCTGGTACTACCCGCGAGGGCGCTAGTAAGAACACTGGCTACACGGTAATGGCACAGACAGGCGCGTGGGTTCAATCTACAACTGCCGCCGCCGTAGGGGATATTATAATCCCTGCAAATTCACAAATTTTAGAAATCCAACTGACCGTTACTGTTGCCCCTGCTGCGGGTAACATTAGTATGGGTACTTCTGTTACCTCTACAGAATTGTTTACCCTATTAGCCGCAGGTACTGCTGCTAATGTATTCCTCTTTGGTTCTGCTGCTACTATCACAGATGGCGATGCATGGGCTGATGTAGGTACTTCAGATGTGACTATCTACGCAGACTGTAGCGCAGGCACTACTGGACGCGGGTTTATCACTGTTTCCTACATCCAAGGCATTGATAACGCTTAATGAGGTGATCTATGACTAATATGCATGGTGTACGTGGGCATAACAGCCGTAACGCCCCTAAACCGAAAGGTAAGGCAGTGAAATCTCCGCCCCCCACTAAAGGTAAAGGTGGGGCTAAAGGGAGGTCAGCTTCATGATGTCCAGTGATATAAAAGCAGATCGGATTACCAGTACAGGTTCAGTGTTTGCTGGCCCTGCGCGTATTCGAGGGATTCATGTACTTACGGATGGTGTTGGTGCAGGTAGACTGACAATCACTGATGGTAGTGGTGGAGCCACCGTACTGGATGTAGATTTTGACCCTGCTTCGGATTATAACTTTGTGACTATTCCGGGGGGCGGCATTCGTTGTCAAGCTTCTATCTTTGTTTCTGCACTGACGAACATCACTGCGGCGACGATTCTGCGATCATAGGTGTGATACATGGCTACTTCAGGTACCACTACTTTTGCTCCTGATTTTACAGAGATAGCAGAAGAGGCGTGGGAGCGTGTGGGTCGTGAGATGCGATCTGGATATGACCTACGCACCGCTAGACGTTCTATGAATCTGCTTACTATTGAGTGGCAGAATCGTGGTATTAACCTTTGGACTATTGATTCTGGGACTATACCGCTACTAACAGACACAGCAGCCTATAACTTACCTACAGACACTATTGATCTGTTAGATCAAGTTATACGTACTGGTGCTGGTAGTGCCTCATCACAGAGTGATCTCACTATAAGTCGTATGAGTCCTAGTGAGTATGCGTCAATACCCAACAAGTTAAACACAGGTAGACCTATAAAGGTTTGGATTGACAGGCAAGTAGTGCAGCCTGTCATTACTCTTTGGCCTATCCCTTCCAGTAATGATTATACGTTTGTGTACTGGCGTATGCGGCGTATAGAAGATGCTGGGCGTGGTGCGGAGACTCCTGATATTAACTTTAGGTTTCTCCCGGCACTTATTGCGGGGCTTGCTTACCATATATCTATAAAGGTACCTGAAGCAGTGCAGCGAGTGGGTATGTTGAAAGATATGTATGAAGAGTCTTTTACATTAGCTGCAGCGGAGGACAGAATAAAAACCCCAGCTCGGTTTGTTCCCCGAATAGTACATATTTGATATGGCTGGGGCATTTGCATCGACAAAACAGGCATTAGGTGTATGCGATGTATGTGGGTTTACTTATAAGCTGAAGACGTTACGTGACCTGTATGTGAAGGATAGAAATACTCATACAAAAGCGTGTAGAACATGCTGGAATTCTAGCCATCCTCAGTTACGTTTAGGTGATTATCCGGTACGTGATCCACAAGCGTTACGTGATCCGAGGCCCGATACGACCCAGTTAGCTTCTAGTAGGGCTATCATAACGCCTGTTGTCTCTACCCGTATAGCAGTAGGTGCAATTGGCAGCGTTACAGTAATAACATAGAGGAAAATGGTTTAACTTATGAATTATTCTGCGCTGACAACAAACATAGAGGATATCTGCGAGACAAGTTTCACGGCTGCCCAGTTTGCTATGTTTACAGAACAGGCAGAGCAGAAGATATATAACACAGTGCAGTTCCCCGCGCTTAGGAAAAATTCTACGGGTACGTTGACCGCTGATAATACGTATTTAGATATACCGACTGATTTTCTCTGGTCATACTCTTTAGCGGTAGTGGATAGTGCGGGCAATTACGAGTATCTCATTAATAAAGACGTTAACTTCATACGAGAGGCTTACCCAAAGGTTACCTCCACGGGGCTACCTAAACATTACGCGTACTTTAATAATGACGCATTTATCGTTGGGCCTACTCCCGATAGCGCGTATGCAGTGGAGCTACATTATGGATATTATCCAGAGTCAATCGTTACAGCTACTAATACATGGCTTGGGGACGATTTCGATTCTGCTCTGTTGAATGGAGCGTTAGTTGAAGCCATCCGGTTCATGAAGGGTGAGCCAGATATGGTTCAGTTGTACCAGAGTATGTATATGCAAGCCATGACGCTGCTCCAGAATCTAGCAGATGGTAAATTACGTGAGGATGCTTATAGAGATGGGCAATATAAGTTCAGTGTGGAATAACGACATTATAGGTAGAGGTAGATATGCTTGAGTTGAAGATGAGAGTACCTGTGAATGGGGTCAGTGTACACACCACGGTCAATAGAGGGCGTACTCCTGAAGAAGTAGCCCAAGAAGCAGTGGCTAAAATTATAGGCATTTCAGAGACTGCGGAACCCGCGCTGAAACAACAAGCAGAGGCTTTTCGGGATAGGATGTATCACGTTATTGTCTATGCTATAAAACAAGGCATACGTAGTGATCATACAACCTTAATCAACACCTTAACCGCCCAAGGGCATACAGACACCGCAGAATTGATAAGAAAACTATAATGGCAATCACCCAAGCGATGTGTACATCTTTTAAGCAGGAGCTACTGCAAGCTACCCATAATTTTACGGCCACTACTGGGAACGTGTTTAAGATAGCGTTATACACAAGTTCTGCTACGTTAAGCGCCACTACCACCGCGTATAGTACTACTAATGAGTCAAGCGGCACCGCGTATACCGCTGGGGGGAATACGTTAACTAATGTTACCCCTGTTATATCTGGCACAACGGCGTTGGCTGATTTTGCGAATACTACATGGACTGCGGCTACTGTTACCGCCCGAGGATGTATGATTTATAACTCTTCAGCAGCCAATAGATCTGTTCTTGTGTTGGATTTTGACTCAGATAAAACTGTTACCAACGGGGATTTTACTATTCAATTCCCTGTAGCCGATGCCACTAATGCAATTATCAGGATAGCCTAATGGTTTGGAATACTATATCAACAGTACAGAGTCCGAATTGGGTTACTATATCAACAACGCAAACCCCTAATTGGCAAGACATAGCTACATGAGGTTAAAAGTATGACAACGCAATACACTACGATCCTTAAGTTGGCACTTCCTGTACAAGGGGAGTTAAGTGGTACTTGGGGCGATGTTGTTAATAATAATATCACCTCTATGGTCGAACAAGCGGTTGCAGGTAAAGCTGTTATTAACTCATGGACTGCTAATGCCCACACATTAACTTCAGCGGATGGCACCACTGCGGAATCACGTTGTGCAATTCTTGATCTTACGGATACGGGTACAGCCTTATCAGCAGCGGGGTCGGTTATTTGCCCAGCGCAAACAAAACTTTATATCATAGAGAATAATACTGCACAGATTGTAACTGTTAAAACGTCTAGTGGTAGCGGAGTTGCCGTTCCTGTCAATAAGATGATGTTGGTTTATTGTGATGGCACAAATGTTGTTGAGGGTGTTACCCATACCAATAGTCTTAGCTTAGGGACTAGTACGGTAACAGTTTCTTCCCTCCTCGACCAAGACAACATGGCATCTGATAGTGCCACTGCTCTGGCAACGCAACAGTCTATTAAAGCTTACGTTGATGCCCAAGTCGCTACAGTCGATACGCTTGCTGAGGTGCTTGCTCTCGGGAACACGACAGGTGGAACTAACATTGTAGTTACTGCTGGCGATGCTATTACCACAAATACGATCAGTGAAACGACTGCTGCTTCCGGCGTGACTATCGACAGTGTATTGCTGAAAGACAATGCAGTTACTGCGACAACTTTTACTGGCGCACTCACGGGTAATGTAACGGGTATCGTAGGGGCAACAACCCCCGCCGCTGGTACGTTCACAAATCTGATAGCGAATACTAATTTGGCGCTTGCTACAGGCGCGACCGTCACAGGGATTGATAATGGCACCATCGGTACAAGTGCTACGCTGCTGGCGACACAAGGGGCTATTAAAACCTACGTTGATGCTCAAGTAGGTACTGTAGACACACTGGCTGAAATCTTAGCCCTTGGTAATGTTACTGGTGGCACTGATCTAGTAGTTTCTATTGGTGATGATATACAGACGCTAACCGCAGGGACTTCAAACCTCCGCTTGGGGCTTGGTGCGGGAGCCGCGATTGCTAGTGGTGGTAACTACTCGGTGCTTTTGGGAGATTCAGCAGGGGCTGCAATCACCACTGGGATACAAAACACAGCGATAGGTTTCAGAGCCGCATGGAAAACTACTACGGGCTACAATAACATAGCGATAGGCTCCCAAACTTTCAGAGAGAACACCACAGGGTGGCAAAATGTAGCCATTGGAGGAGCCGCTTTATTTACCAACACCACGGGGAATTACAATACTGCGGTTGGGACTAGCGCAATGTGGGGCAACACCACAGGGTCGAATAACGCAGCGTTTGGCTGGAGTGCTTTATATAACAACACCACAGGCATTAATAATACAGCATTGGGTTGGATAGCTTTAAAGGCCAACACCACTGCCTCTTATAACACTGGAGTAGGCTATCAGGCTTTAACTGCCAACACCACTGGAGGAAATAACACAGCCATAGGCCAAACCGCTTTAGCAGCTAACACCACAGCATCTAACAATACAGCTGTTGGTTATCAATCTTTATACACCAACACCACAGTAAGTAGCTTGACCGCAGTCGGCTATCAAGCGTTGTATGCAAATACCACAGGTACTGTTAATACTGCTGTCGGTTATCAAGCGTTAAAAGCCAACACAACCGGATACAGTAATACAGCCGTTGGTCTTAATGCTTTAGCAGCAAACATTACCGGACATAGTAGTACAGCCGTAGGCACGTATGCGTTATATGTCAACACAGCTATTGGTAACACGGGAATAGGAGAACAAACTTTATTCGCCAATACCACTGGCGTTAATAATACAGCAGTTGGTAGACGGGCTTTACAGGACAACACCACGGGGCAGCAACACGCAGCCGTTGGTATTAATGCTTTAGCTAATAACACCACTGGGGGTAATAACACAGCGATGGGTGCAAGCGCTTTAAGCGCCAACACCACAGGTGGTGCCAATACAGCAGTCGGCAATGGTGCTATGGGTGGGAATACCACAGGCCTAGACGGGGTCTCAGTAGGTTACAACAGCCAGATGACAGCAAGCGGCGGCGGCAACACATCTGTAGGTAAGTGGACTCTGTTTAGCAACACCGCATCCAACCTAACAGCAATCGGGCGTGATTCTTTATTTAGCAACACCACTGGCACAGGTAACGTAGCAGTAGGCGCATATTCGTTAAGAGCCAACACCACTGGGAGTAACAATATAGCCGTTGGCTATCAGTCTTTATACGTCAACACCACCGGAGGCTATAACACAGCCGTTGGTACATATTCGTTAGACGCTAATACGACAGGTATTAATAATACAGCCCTTGGATACACGGCTTTAAGCGCCAACACCACTGGCACTAATAACACAGCTACTGGTTATCAGACTTTATTCAACAACACCACTGGCATTAATAATACAGCTTTTGGGGGTTATGCTTTAGGCGTCAACACTACAGGAAATAACAACGCCGCTTCTGGCTTCCAATCTTTATTCTCCAACACCACGGGTTCGAATAATGCTGCTCTTGGATACACGGCTTTATTCGCTAACACCACAGGTGCTAGTAACGTAGCGGTTGGTCTACAAGCATTATACTCAAACACCACAGCGAGTAATAACTCAGCCCTTGGTTATCAGGTTCTATACTCCAATACCACTGGGATTAGAAACACGGCTCTGGGTTTTCAAGCCTTGTACTACAACACTACAGGTGGATACAACACAGCCGTTGGTGCATATTCATTAGACGCAAACACGACAGGGGCTAACAACGTAGCGGTTGGCTACAATGCTTTAACCTCTAATACCACAGGGGCAACTAATGTAGCCGTTGGTCCATACGCATTAAACGCCAACACCACAGGCCCGAGTAACACTGCCACTGGTTATGCAGCTTTGAGTGCCAACACCACTGGCACATCCAACGTAGCGTTTGGTCAAAGCGCTTTAAACAACAATACAACTGGGGGTTATAGTTCAGCGATAGGGCTTGAAGCGCTATATACCAACACCACTGGCGGCAGTAACATAGCGCTCGGATACCGTGCGCTGCTGAGAAACACCACTGGCTCGGGTAATACTGCCCTATCAGGCAGTGCATTATTTGAGAACACAACTGGCGGAAGTAACACAGCAGTCGGCCTTAGTGCGCTAAATCAAAACACCACTGGGCATCAGAATTTAGCCGTTGGTTATTCTGCTTTACAGAACAGCACTACCGCGTTTAATAACACTGCTCTAGGCTATCAAGCCTTGTTCTACAACACCACCGTAGGCAACCTAACAGCACTCGGGTATCGAGCTTTATTTTCAAACACTACGGGTACTAATAACGTTGCTTCTGGATACGAAGCTTTAACCGCAAACACTACAGGCGGTTACAACACAGCTACGGGCTATCAAGCTTTAAAGGCTAACACCACGGGAGGTTTTAACACTGCTATAGGCCAAACCGCTTTA